TCTCACCTTTCTGCTTTACTACATTACGATCAAAAAGATGTAGCTTGTTCCACCATTTTTCATAATAGTTATCTTCTGGAAATGGTATCACAATTATATCTGGATTTAAGTCATGTGGTAGTTCAGTCAAGCAATAAAAATCAAAGTCTTCTTTGATATACTTCTTACACTGCTCATGAATTTTATTCACATGTTCAGGGCCGTATTTCTGTCCCCACTTTACGGTGTAAATATTAATCATCTCCAATGCTCCAATAAATTCGGATCTGCTAAGTTATCTTGTTTTGTGCTGCCTCTGCTTTTATCTTCAAACGGCAACAAGTCAATATTAAAGACACATAATAATGGGTTTGGGCGATACTTGTCTACTACTAAATCATTTTCGTCCCAAGAGCGCCCACGATTGTACGAGTATGCCATCCAACTTGGGAAGTGTCCCCATAGTTTCTCTTTACTGAAATCACCCCAACGCCAACTGTGATAGTTATCAGTGCCATCTGTAAATGTGAACCATATTCTTTCTTGATGCTTTAGAACATCTTTCCAAATAACTTCACATTGATCGTCACTCCATACTTGACAACTACCGTTAGTATAAGCGCCATGTGCTAATTTGAATTGTCTTGATTTCATTGGGCGAGGATCTTGCCACCAACTTTTGAGTTTAGTTGGGCGATCTAAATCGTAGGTAATGATAGGACCCATGTCATTTTGGATAATAACATCAAGGTCCAGAAATACAAACCTTCCAGTAGGCTTATCATCAGCAAAATTGTGAGTATTAAAAACAAAAGTCTTAGGACGATCCCAACAACGAGCCATGCCGTATTTAAAATTATCAGTACCAAACCAATACTTAGGATGAATACTATCAATGTCAGGAAAGTCAATTACTTTAATCTCCTCATCAAGACCTTCAGGGTATTCTGTGTAGCAATAGAAGTGAAAGTCAAACTTCTCAGGATCAGTATGACGCTTTGCCATGTTTTTCAATTTATTTACAAAGTGAGGACCATACTTAGTTCCCCACTTACAGCAAACATAATTTACACGCATCTCCATAACCTCAATAAGTCTTTGTCTTTTAAGTCTTTAAGTTTTATTTGTTTCTTTGCGTCAGGGTGTGGTGTATTATCAATATTAAATATACAAACTTTAGCATCGGGTCTGTATTTGAATAGTTCTAAATCATTTGGAAACTTCATGCCCCTATTATATGAATACAACCAGTCAAAAGGAATGTTAGACCAAAAGTCTTTTTGTCTCCAATAGTGGTAGTTGTCACTGCCTTTGTAGAATGTTTTGAACACCATTTCATCATCAAACAAAACTTCTTCATATATTTTTTGACACTGATCATCATTCCATAACATCATACTTGAGTTAAAGAAAGTACCTCTCATATCTATAAACAGTCTTTCGTGTTTTTGTTTTGGGTTTTGCCAATTGGAATGTGCAATTCTTGGCTTTTCTGCAAGTTTATCTATGTCATCAATATTGTTTTGAATGATAACATCTAAATCAAAGTAACACCACTTGCCTTCATATCCAAGCCATTTATGCGAATTGAATACAAGAAACTTTGCTCGGTCCCAACAATACGATTCTTTACCAAACCAATGATCAGGGTGCAGCACACCATCATCAGGAATAGGAAAACAGTCGGCTACGATATCTTTAGCATCATCTGTATAACAGGTGAATGTAAATTCTTTGGTATAATTTTTCTCAACCATATTATAAAGATTATTTACATAGTCAGCGGAGTACTTATTGCCCCACTTGATGCATACAAAGTTCATGCTCATATTCTTTCTCAATATCCGGGAAGTCAGCTTGCCCGTTTAATAATGCTATCGTGTATTCAGGTTTGTATTTATTACCTGAAAACTTAAATGAATATATCTCGTTCTCAGGAAAATGTTCAAATGTAAAGTTTTCATGGTACAAAAATCTATCATCACCTGCGTATTTAACCATGTAATAGTCTTGATTCTTTTCCCAATAATCATATATATGTCTAGCATCTTCCCACAACATTACACTGGAATTAAAATTGCTTAGATAATTATAAGACCATCTTTTGTCTTTATGATAAGGAAAATTCTTATCTTTCCAATAAGTATAACAAATAATCGGAGTAGTGTCAAACATTTCAAATAAATGATCTAAATTATTTTGTATTCTTACATCTAAATCTAGATAGAGTATTTTGCCGAGATTGTTTAATTTAAATAATTTTATCTTTTCCCAGTGACCTTCTATTTCAGTATCAGTTGGTATTGTATATATATCAGGGTATAAACCAGCGGGGTTATCCGTCACACATACATAGTTATATTTACCACCTGTGGCATCATATATTCTATTTACATCCGCAGATGTATATTTGTTTCCATATTTTAATGTTAAAATTGTATTCATAGTAAGAATTAATTTTTTATAAATAATGTATCAATAAAGGATGCTTGTAAATGGCTGCAATACAAAATATAGTTATAGATCAAGGAACAACATTTTCTTTGATATTTAATATAACAAACGCGGATGGCACAGCCAAAGATTTGACTAGTTACACGGGTTCTGCACATTTAAGAAAAAGTTATTATACTAATACTTATACTGCATTTACTGTCGCTAAAGATAATCTAGAAGGCGAAATTACAATTTCACTGACAGCAACACAAACTAGTGCTTTAAAAGCAGGCAGATATGTCTATGATGTAGAAATTTTAAGCAATGTTGAAACTCTAAGGGTGTTAGAAGGAATCATAACCGTAACGCCTGAGGCAACTAGATAATGGCTATTAATGTAAACGTACCTTCTGCATCTGTCGCTACAAAGGTTAGTGTACCTTCTGCATCTACTAGAATAACGACTATTACTAGAACACCTGGCTCTCAAGCCTTAACTAATGCAAAGTTAGAAAATTTAGCGAATGTAGATCCTACTACGGTTCTGGAAGATGGAGATACATTAGTGTATGACCTAGCATTACAAAAATGGGTTCCTACAGCATTAACCTCGTTAAGTGGTAATATAGATGGTGGATCTTTTTAATAATAATAATAACAACAATAATAGGAAATTTTAAATGCCAACGATAATTCAGATTAAACGTTCAGAAGGCGTTACTGCACCAACAACCGCACAACTTGCTGAAGCGGAATTAGCTTACACTCAAGACAAAACAAATGATGGTGCGAGTGCTAAACTATACATTGAGTCATTAAACAACGCTGGAGCAGCAGTAATTCACGCAGTTGGCGGTAAATATTATACTGATATTGTTGATGCTGCAACTAACAATAATACTGCTTCTACAATTGTAAAACGTGATGCTTCTGGTAACTTCGCTGCTGGCACAATTACTGCGGCTTTAACAGGTAATGCGTCTACGGCAACCTCAGCAGCCACTTTAACAACTGCTAGAACGATTGGTGGTGTTTCATTCGATGGTTCAGCAAACATTAACTTGCCAGGTGTTAACACTGCTGGTAACCAGAATACAACTGGATCAGCAGCCACTTTAACAACTGCTAGAACAATCGGTGGTGTAAGTTTTGATGGTTCAGCAAACATTGATTTGCCCGGTGTTAACACTGCTGGTAACCAGAATACAACTGGATCAGCAGCCACTTTAACAACTGCTAGAACGATTGGTGGTGTTTCTTTTAATGGTTCAGCAAACATTGATTTGCCCGGTGTTAACACTGCTGGTAACCAGAATACAACTGGATCAGCAGCCACTTTAACAACTGCCAGAACAATCGGTGGTGTAAGTTTTGATGGTTCAGCAAACATTAACTTGCCAGGTGTGAATTCAACTGGTAACCAGAATACAACCGGTTCTGCTGCAACATTGACTACTGCTAGAACAGTTGCTATCACTGGTGATTTAACTTATACTAGTGGAAGTTTTGATGGTTCAGGTAACGTTACTGGCGCAGGTACATTAGCAACTGTTAACTCAAACGTTGGAACATTTGGTTCAACTACAGCAGTACCTGTTATCACAGTAAACGCAAAAGGTTTGGTAACTTCAGTAACAACAGACAATATTTCAACTTCATTTACTATTGCTGGCGGAAGTGGATCACCCGCTGTAATCGCTGGCGGCAGTACACTGACTTTTGCTGGTACATCAAATGAAATCAACACTGCTATTACAGCCGGTCAAGTTCAAATTGGTCTGCCAGATGACGTAACTATTGGTCAAGATTTGTCTGTTACAAGAAACTTAGTTGTTTCTGGCAACCTTACTGTCAATGGTACAACTACTACAGTGGCAACTACTAACACCGTAGTATCTGATCTTCTGCTTGAATTGGGTAACGGAGTTACTGGATCCCCATCAAGTGATGCTGGTATTATTATTGAACGTGGTTCTTCTAACAATGCTTTCATGGGATTTGATGAATCAGAAGATAAGTTTATTGTAGGTACTGGTACATTTACTGGTGCTTCAACTGGCAATTTAACTATTACTGTCGGCACTCTTCTTGCGAATCTTGAATCTTCTAATGTTACTATTACTGGTGGTTCTATTACTGGTATTACCGATATCACAGTTGCAGATGGTGGTACTGGTGCAAGTACTTTTACTGCAAACGGTGTCATTTTTGGTAACGGAACTAGTGCTTTAGGCGTAACTGCTACGGGAACAGCAGGGCAAGTATTAGTTTCTGGAGGTTCAGGTGCAGCACCGTCATTTTCTAACATAGATGGCGGCACTTTTTAATTTAATTGTTTGAGAGTTTATTATGGAAAATCAAAATACAGATAGTACTACTTTAATAAATGAGTATATTAGCCATTTATCAAAAAAATATACTGCTTTAATATTAGATATTATAATGCTTGAAACTAGATTAAATATAGTAGTGAAAGAAAAAGAAATTTTATATAATGAAAATGAAACGTTAAAACAAAAATTAAATACTTACGTTAGTAAAAATAAAAAACAAGAAGATATAAATGTCAGCACCAACAGCAACAGTAATTAAACTAAAAAGATCCGAGACTGTCGGAGTAGAACCTACTACTTCGACAATAACTCAGGGAGAAGTCGCGGTAAATATTGCTGATAAAATAATATTTATTCGTGATAGTAATGATAATATAGTAAAAGTTGCTAATTTTTCTGAAGGTGCTGGATTTAACTTTTTCCCGTTTCCAACCGGTGATTATGGCAGTCTTTCAGCGTTATCTGAAGAAACTGTATTTGGTATTCCAGTTGATATTTCATTTGATGCTAATACAACACCGAGTAATGCGCTAGCCAGTGTAGACCTTGGTGGTCTTACCTAAAAATTAAAGGATAAAAAAATGCCAACAGAAGTACAATTGAGAAGAGGTACAACAGTACAGCATTCGACTTTTACAGGTGCTCTAGGTGAAGTAACTGTAAATACTACCAAAAAGACCATAGTAGTGCATGATGGTTCAACAGCAGGTGGAACCGAAATTGCTAAAGCCGATCTGTCAAATGTTGGTACAATAACTGCCACAACAGCAGCTACATTGGCTACTCCTAGAACAATCGGTGGTGTTTCTTTTAATGGTTCAGCAAACATTGATCTGCCTGGTGTTAACACTGCTGGTAACCAGAATACAACCGGTTCTGCTGCAACACTGACCACTGCTAGAAATATTGGTGGTGTAAGTTTCAATGGTTCAGCAAACATTGATTTACCAGGCGTTAACACAACTGGTAACCAGAATACATCAGGATCAGCAGCTACTTTAACAACTGGAAGAACAATTGCTATCACTGGCGATTTAACTTATACTAGTGGAAGTTTTGATGGTTCAGGTAACGTTACTGGCACAGGTACATTAGCAAATACTGCGGTGACACCTGCAAGTTATACTTACGCCAATATTACTGTAGATAG